GACTTGATCCAGCATCACGCCATGATTTGTGACCTTCTTTTCGACCCTACATTGAAAGCGCAGCATCTCCATGGGAGCTCCTTTTCAGATTCTCGATTGGATGTAGATTGTACTGTTCAACCCAAAAGGATGGCTTCTCGCGTCTCTTCCAGCGTTGATCTTTGGCGATCGATACCGGTATCCATCCCTTGATTTCATAGACTGGCGATCTGCCTGTGACGAGCACAGCGATGTCAGTATTGCGATCGCTCTCACTGATGATCAATGCCCCTGAGTCATATTTCGTCCACTTGACTTCAAGCCTTGATCCGACATCAGCTTGTGTCTTAAATGTGTTGATCGTCGGCTCGAATTTGTCATTGCCAAAGTATCGTGCCACGACCATTTCAGCGCAGATCGATTCTGCGATCTGGCAGACATATTCGTGAAATGACAGACTTTTGTCGTACCTCGATGAATGATCTGGACGACCATCAATGGCTTTGATTCGCTCAATTGCTACATATAGCGATTTGAGCATCTCATCGTACGAGACTTTCATCTTCACTTGCAGAGCTCGCAATACCACAGCTCAGGTGATCCCATGACTGTGTCATATCGACCGCCATCAAATCGCTTGAATGTCTCGCATCGATCGCACCATTCAATCTTTGGTGGAGCGACTTGATCTTTGACGATTGATCCATCAGACATGAATCGTGTGCGCTCGCCTGTGGCGATCTTGATCATCTCCATGTCTGCCATCAGTCATGAGCCTTCCATTTGCCATCAGCTGTGAGGTTGTACCAAATTGCCGGACATTGATTTGCCTTGACCTTTTCGATGCAGACATGTCCTCGATATGGCTTGCCCGTCTTTGGACTTGTGCCTTCTTTGAGTAGCCGATGCCCATGTTTACAGATCGGAGCTTCTCCGATGAGCTCATCGCCAAGCTGTGAAGCAATCTCCTCAATGGTGCTGCCAGCTGTAGCAAATCCATCTTCAGTGAATGGCTTTGACCATGGATCATCCTCGATCTTGCTCACAAATGCCGCTGGCATGGTCTCGACTTGCTCCATGTTTTGCTTGGTCGGCCTTGTCTCAGATCCGAGCAATAGTCCGGCACAGCGTCCGATTGCTGATGTGACTGTATCTTCGACAAACCATCGCTTCATGCTGGGATTGTAAGATTCAACCCGTCCGAATGCGTAATCAATCGCTGATGGCTTTTCATCTTCATATTCACGAAATATCCGGCACTCGATGAGGATGTATCCGGCTTGAGCATTGAAATCGACGATCGATGTCTCGACTCGATTTGTCGGAAAAGTAGAATGCAGTCTTTTGATGCGAGCTGCGACATCTTCATATCCATCCAAGAATCCGGCCATTTATTTGACCGCCTTATTCTTGCCCATTGCCATGCCGACAGATCGGCCATGATGGTATCCGACCGACTTGCCATCCCTGTATCCCATTGAATACAAAAGAGTGGAGATTGCTAGCTGTGCGAGTACCGCAAAGCCGATGATTTGCTCAATTGCCATTTGTTGCTCCCGATTCTGTTAGGGGAGCAAGCCCTGCATTTCGCCTGACCCGTGGCAAGGCTCGCTCCCAAGTAAGAGCATGAAGCAAGACTCTGACAAGGTCAAGAATCCTGCGTGTCTTTCGGCGTGTCTGCCGATGATCTTGGCTTGTCTTTCAATCCATTTGATGCCAAGACTGATCCAAGTGCGCCAGTCAAGAAGATTGTCAGAGTCGAAAGAAGCTCGATGAATGCTCGATCATTGGGAGCTTGATCGCCAAGCGGCTGAGTCACAAAGATCAGCGCGTACAGCATCCCAGCGACAGAGAATGCAAAAGTGAGCGCAAGACATACGCCGATGAATACGATGAGCCGAGCTTTGAGCTGCTCATTTGTCAGCCTTCTTTGATGTGAAGCCACTGGGATCCTCTCCAAATATGTCTTCAGTACATGTTCCCTGAGCCTTACATTGCGGCGGATTGCACTCAGGCTTTTGCCAGTTCTCAAATTTTTGGCACTCATACCGCGTCCATCCCTGATAGCCACATGCCGACAGCCCTAGCGAAAGCGATAACCCTAGAGCTGCCGACAGTAGCTTCCGAGTCACTTCCCCAATAACCCGAAAGCTTGATCTTTTGGATTGAGCCAGCGCAAGATCACTGGAGCGACGGCAGCTGCGCCTGCCATTGCTAGTGTCTTTGGATCTGTCTCGCCTGCCATGTAAAGAGCTAGGGCTGCCGCCATAAATGAGCGAGCCCAGCTTGCTGCCATTGCTTTGATGTTCATTCTGTCTCCGTATCTGGGATGTCGAGTTCTTCAACGATGTTGTTATTTGGCTTGGATGGGTCGTATCCGCCGATGCCGTAGGTAATTATTTTCATTAGACCGCCCTTAACCATGTATAAAGTAATGTGGATGGCACAATAAGAGCTCCAGCGTCAGCGAAAGCTCCAGTAACTGAGTTTTGACCATAACCGGCAAAAACCGTACTTGCTGGTGATCCTTCGTAAGGAGCCCAAGGAATGAATCCTCCTGCTGCAATATCTCTTCCAGTAAACGTACTAGTAGTGGCAGCACTTTGCATATTACTTGCGAGCCAGTAAAAGCCAGGAGTTAAAGATTGACTAATCGTAATTTGATAAGCAGTTGAGGCAGCTGTTGGGGATACTGTCCCAGCATCAAGAAGCAAAGTAGAAGGTTTTCCTGTAGCTGTATCGTGATTATAGATTCCAAGTCTAACACTTGCAGTTCCTGAAAAGGTCGCAGCAGTTCTTACAGCAATTCTGTCAAATGTTTGTGTTTGGGGTATGTAAATAATTGTGTAATTGGTTCTAGTTAAAGTAGGAGTCATGTTTGACGTAACACCTACAGGCATTCTTATGTAATAGCCTGAAGGAATTATTGTTGCAGGAGTTCTTGTTGCAGCAAAATCATAAGCAGTCTTCACCGCAGCAGGAGTCGCAGCTGTTGTCGTCGATGTCGAGGATATTGAGTCGGTAAGTTGTAACGCTCCAGCGGCAGAAGTAGTACCTGCCGAAATTGAAAGATTGGCAGCACTAGAAGTTCCAGCGTTGGTAAGTGGAGCATTTACTGTAACTACGCCAGATGCACCTTGCGCGCCTGTGGCTCCAGTAGCACCCGTTGCTCCTGTTGCACCTGCTGGCCCTTGCACTCCAACGGATGAGATCACTAGATCATTGACGTCTTCTGTGATTGTTAATGAGTTGATCTGAGGTTGGATAACGATTGTGTCGCTCATGGCGTGAGCTGCCCATCGACTGCCGCCAGACCTTGAATCAATCGTGTGACGACTCCACTGCCTGATGTAATTTCAAGCTCATATTCATATTGAGTGGCTAACAAAGCCGCTGATTGAACGGCCGTGATATGAATTGCCAGCGTGCCAGTTGCAGCTGTGATTGTAATACCCGATGATGATGTCAAATTCAGCGATGTGACATTTGATGCCACAGGACGAAATTGCATTGCAGCCGTATATCCGGTGAGGTTGATGGCTGCTCCGGCACTGTCTTTATATTGAATCGATAAGAACCAATCCGCTCCTTGATCGATCGTATAATTATATGTTTCAGCCATTTTTCTTCCCCTTCAATACCTTTGCAATTTTCTTTGGCTCAGTGACTTCAACATTTGGAAATTCTCCCTTGTAAGGCACATACTTTGGACGACCAAAGCCGACGACTTCTTTGCCGATTGTGCGCTTCTTGACCATGACCATTCCGCCATTGCGTTGATCGCCTGTGCCGGATGTGTTGCCTTCGATGCAAGTCACTGTCTGTCCATCGATGCCGACGACGATTCCGATGTGACTAATGCGATCGACGCCATCATGTGGAAAATCCATGAATGCAAAATCGCCAAGTGCAGGCACTTCATGCCAGCGGCCGATCTCTTTGAATTTGTGAGCACCTACAGCTGTGGACACGACTGAGTGAACCTTGACGCCAGCTTGTGCCAGCACCCAATTGCAGAATGATCCGCACCATGGCAGACCATTGGCTTTTGTAAATTCGCCAAATTTGGTGATGTTGTCCGGTGTCTCGATATAGCCGATCTCACCCATGGCGATCTCGATTGCATGTGGAGCTGATCCGACTGGATAAGTCATGACAGCAAGAGCTTCGCTTCATCGGCTGTCATGCCTAAACGGTCAAGTAGTGCGGCCTTAGCATTTTCTTTGGCAACCAAGTCAGCTTTGCGAGCAGCCGCAGCTGCTAGATCAGCCTCATGTTGCGCTAATTCTGCGTCTGTCATTTCACGCTCAATGACTTCGCCTGTGTCAGCATTGTGAATTGTCAATTTTGGACGGCTCATTATTTGACTCCATAGATCTCGTAGGTGCCTGATGAATAAGTAGAAACCGCGACAAATGTCACGCCTGTAATAGCCGCAGGGCTTGCAAACCATTGACCAGTAACGATGCCATTACTTCTGAAAGTATCTTGATAATCCATAGCTGAAAGATACCCTGTGCAAGTTTTCACTGTGTTGGTATTTGCTGGATCATAGATTGTCCACACTCCGAAAGCGTTTTTATCGGTTGCCTCGACTGTGCCGTAAGATACAAAGCCAGAATCTACAAAATTGGTAGTCGTAACCGCTGAAGCAGTGTTGTTGTACTGATTTATTTGACTGTAATTTGAACCCGTGTCGCTATTCAATTGGATTTTCCAATACCAGTCTGTAGTGCATACGACATCTTTAACAAAGCAAACTAATTGCTTATATCCTGTAGTTGTAATGCTGACTGTCGTTGAAGTGCCGCTTAGACTGCCAGTTGCGAGTGAAGTCCAACCGCCAGCTGCTGCAGGTGCAGCCCATTTCATGCCAGTTGCAGCTGTTGAATCTGCCGTCAAGATTGTGTCATTTGCACCAACGGCCAGTCGTGCCGGAGTGTCATTTGCTGTTGCAGCAATGAGATCACCCTTAGCATCGACGATTGAATTTTGGATTGCATTTGCATCATCCGTCGTTACCCATGTGAAATCCATGTCAGTATTTGATGCCTTCGATAAGACTTGACCAGTCGTGCCGCCTTCAAGATCGGCCATCGATGTGTCAATTGCTTGCCCAAGCGTGCGGATTGCAGCTGCGCCATCTTTGACCAAATCGGTATCGTCTGGGGTCTCCCAGCCAAAATTGGTAGTCGTTGCCATTTCGTCTCCTTATGCCACTATTGTGGCTTCATTCCAGTCAAGTGTATTTGATAGGGAACTCCAAGTCTCGGCAACACTCACGCCATTCCATCGAACGGCTTGCAAGCTGAATGCAGTAGGTGAGACAGTCAATGTGATTGCCAGTCCGTTATATGACGCGCTAAATGTCCAGCCTTCGACAAAGCCTTGAAAGCGACCATTGCCGATATTGGCAGGCAGATCAGTGATGTCGATCGGCAAGCCCATCAACACATTGAGCAATGCGTCTCGATCGCTGTCATCAATTTCTGGATTACCTAGCGGAAAAGTGATTGAACGGAATTGAGGCTGAGGATTAGCTCGAATTGCCAAATAGAAATCCGCCTGATCCTGTGCATCGCTTTCAAGTTCAAGGCTTGTTTTGATGTCCTGTGCTTGGTAGCCATAAAGCGCAATTGATGCGGCATCACTAGCTGATTTCTTTTGATTGTTTTTATACTCAATTGTCACTGAGTTGCGAATATCGCCCGACTTCAATGATGTCTTGATGCCGCTGGCCAGCGCAGTATTGCCTGAGACGACTGTGTATCCATTGGCAGTCAAGTATTCATTGCGATGTGTGCTGTCTGCATAGCAAATGCGGCCTTGTGCATCCTCATAGATATATCCAAGACCTGAATTGGCCAAAGCTGCCACAAGTGAATACACATCAGTCACGCTCGATGATCGAGCTTGCAATTCATAATCACCTGGGCGATCGATTTCTCCAAGCCCTGAGTTTTCAGCATTTGCCCATGTTGTCGTCGGGTTGTATCCAGCCCAAGTCTCAGCCGCTGGCACTTGATTCCACGCATTGAAAAGCAATGCTGAGAGGATCGTGTAAATTTGATCGCCATCCTCATCCTTTGACAGCACCCCATTGGTGAGCGACTTTGGCAGCTTCGACAGAGCTCCAAGCGCGATGATTTTCATATTCTGCACAAGGCCGCCAGTGCCAGCTGACTTGACTTCAAGATCAAGATCGGTGACATAGCCGCCAAATAGATTGACATACGCGCCTGTGGAATCTTTAACTTTGATGGTGACTTGATCATTGATATTCATCGTGACAGGCGAATCATCAAAATTAAGGATTGTGAAGCTTGCATAGCCTGCCGTGGCTTGGCTGTAAATGTCTGTGCGACCGGATGTGATTGCTACATCGGCAAGTGTGAGGCTGGCGTAATCATTTGCGCCATTGACTGTGAGTGACCATTCGGGTGTCCAGATTGTCATGACTGGAAATTCAGAGCTCCGAGAGTGCCACGGCTGAATGACCGATTGAGCACATCGACGATGGTGCGCGCCGTACCTTCGGGATCGATTGCGCCATTGACTGTCAGATTGATGGTCGATCCACCGCCTGAGCCGCCATTTGGAATGATCTTGCCTGATGTATTTGGCACAAATAATTCAGGGCCGCGCTCGCCTACGACATAACTTGTGCCAGCATTTACTGGGCCACCATTGGCTCGACCGCCGCCAAAGATATTATCGATTGCTCCACCGACAGCCTGTGTCACTGGATTATTCTTGATGAAATTGACGATGTTTCGGATCGCGTTGAATGCGCTATTGACGACATTGACAAGGTTGGAGAATAGACCAATCACAAAGCTGATGGCAGTGCCAAGTGTGTCAAATGCCCTGCCGAGAATTGTGCCGATTACCGGAGCGACCACATCGCGGATGACTTTGGCAATGACTTCGAGCAAAGCTTTCAGTGGCTTGAGCTTTGACTCATTCTCAGCGATCTTTGCTGTTACCTTCTCAAATGCTGATCGCAGACCATCGATGATTGGTGTGAGGACGCTGCCGATTGCTGGGATGACAAATTGCGTGATGAAAGACCAAATGGCTGTGAATGTTGGGATGACATAGTTTTGGATGTAATTGCGTAAAGCGATGAAGATTGGCGTGAGCTTTGGCCCAAGCTCCTCAGCCAATTTCTGCACAGCTGGGATGACTGAATTGACAAAGCCTGAGACCATCGGCGTGATGGCATCAAGTACAAAAGATCCGACGCTTTCTTTGCCTTCATCAAATGCGACTTGGAGCCGCTGCATCTTGCCTTGGAATGTGTCAGCCTGTTGGGATGCTTGACCGCCAAATGTGGCAGCAAGTTGAGCCGTGATTTCTTCCATTGACATCGTCTTGAGCTGCGCGGCAGTAAGTCCGACGCCTAGCTTGGCCAGCGATCCTGCATTGCCTTCGGCCGCCTTGCTCATGGCATTTGTTACAGCTTCGAGAGACTTACCGGATCCAGCGGCGACATCGATGGCGACGGCCTGCAATTTGAGAGCTTGATCTGCGTCTTTTGTAGCACGCACAAATCGCTCAAAGCTTGGTCGCAATTCGTCATCAGTCAGACCAGTCAGCAAGGATGTCTTGGTGATTTGTGATTCGACAGCTGCGATCTGAGCATTGGTCGCGCCAGTTACATTCTCCAAAGTGGTTGCGAGCTTGGCCTGTGCAGCTTCATCAGCGATTGCAGACTTGACGCCATCGACCAGCAATTTGCCAGCGTAGGCAGCGGCAGCGACGCCAGCTGCAGCAAATGCCGCGCCTGCCATCTTGCCAAATTTTGCAACCCTGTCGCCAAAGCCTTGTACTTCATTGGATGCACCATTGACGCCTTTGCGTAAGCCATCGAGATCGGCGTCAAAAGTTATTTTGACCTTTGGAATCGCCATCAGTCCATCCCTGCCTTCTTCACTACATCCTGCACCATCTGTGCATATTCTCTAGCAATAATCGGCAAATAATAATCCATTGCAGGATTGATCCAGTATCCGCCTTTGTTATATGGAGCCTTGAATCTGTCAGTGTAGGCACGACCACGACGATCGACGCCGCGATGCGATCCGTATTCAGATCCCCAAAGCAATGCGCCTGCAACCGCTTGACCTTGCTTGACGATTTTGCCGCCTGCGCGCTTTTCGCCGCCGTATTTGCGACCGACTTTCTTTGTACCACCGACATCGACGCGGATCAATCGATCTCGCTTGGCGACCAATGATTCAGCAACCTTGACCGCTACTGGCGTTTTCGATGCTTGTGCGAACATAAGCAATTGTCCGGCAAATCTTTGTGACAGTGGCAATGCTCGATCGCGGATCTCTTGCTGAGATTCGGCAGGCAATGATCCGAGCAATCTAATGAGATTTCGGAATTCAGTAGGCTCGACAGTTATGGCCATCGTGCCTTTGCCTGTTTTAGCCATTCCGTTTCTCCAGAATCTCGATCGCTGTGTATATCTGCTCCGCCGTTTGCCATTCACTCATCGGGATTTGCGTGGCTATTGCCAGTTCCACGATTGTGCGATTTAGGCTTCCGACGGCGTAGCTTTTGGGTTTTCAGGCTCCTCAGTCGTGATGTCCGAGACTGTCTCGATCCATGCTTCATAAGGCTTGACAGGTTTGCCAGCTGCTTCACGCTTCATGGCGTGATATGCCAAGAAAAGTAGATCAGAGATCCCAATTTTGTCTGCAGCTTGTGTGATGGTGTGGCCTGTCTTGTTTTCCCATTTGCACCACTCAGGCGGAGCTGCCACATAAGTGGCAACCTCGCCCGATGTGTATTCAATTGTGATTTTTGTTTTCATGCTCCCGATCTCCTTTTTAGCTGAAGTTTTCGGCAGGTGTGCCGACCACTTGGAATGATAGTGACACAGTCTGGGCATCCGGTGCTGAACCGCCGACGGATGGGAATACTGGCAACACATTGCATGTGAATACTGCGCCAGTAGTAGCTGTTAGTGAAACTGCCAAAACGGTATTTGGTGCAGTCTCGCACGCTGTCCAGAGTGACTCACAGAGCGATGAGGCGACGCCCCAGTCTGCAAGCATTTCGACATCAAGTGTCCATGAATCATCGATCGCTTTGTATGCGCGGCCATCAAGTGTCTGATATGTCTCGATGGTGTGCTCATTTGTAAGTGTGACTGATGTTGCTTGTGCGTCGTAATTTACGGTAGCGATCGTCAATACTAGATCGCGTCCGGTGATGACGGTCGTTGGCATAATTACTCCTAGTTAGTTTGTGTGTATTGGGTTGATATTTCAATCTCACAAGCGAGAATGTCGGATGCTCCGATTGAAACTGGCATTGGATTAGACACAGAGCCGACTGTGTAACCTGACGGGATAACCGCCAGAATGCTCATGACTAGCTGCTCGATGTTGTCGAGCGCGGCGGCGTTTGAGTACATTGCAACGCCGACAGTGATGACAAGATTGACTTTGACACGCGTTGATGTGCCAATCAGATTGGCTTCAAGATATGGCGATGATGGTACGACGGCAGCAAATGGCACGATCGGAGATTCTGGAACTGAGTCATAGGTGTTAGCGGCGACGCCTGCGATTGCTGTTTTGATTGCGCCTCGGACGCTTGTAGCGATTGTTGATGCGGCCATCAGCTCACCATCGATCGAGTATCGACCAAATCACCAAGCAACCCGATGCATCGATTGGTCAAGCTCCGACCCATTCTGAATGGCGTTGGGCTAAAGTCCACGCCTTCGATCTGACCGCCTGCAGCTGTGCGGCTTTGGAATACTTCAACCGCTACTGCAAGGATTGCGCTTTCGACATTTGGATTGCCGATGTAATAAGTGGCCGCACCATAGCCGGATAAGGTTGCAGTGCCGTTCGGAATGATCTGACGGATCGAGACATCTGCATTTGTTAGTGCGGCCGTGAAATATAGATCCTCAGCCTTTGTGACTGTAAATGTGGCAGTAAATGGCGATGGCATCTTTGTGACGACAACCGATTGGCCTACTGCAAAAGTGTGTGGCTCCCGTGTGTAGAAATACGCAACATTTGAGACGAGCTTGTATTCGATGATGGCTGTGGTGTTCTGCACAAGGATTGGCAGGATCACGCCTTCGGCCGTGTCAATGATGTCGTCCAGATATGCATCAGAATACAGGGATGAACTCACGCCAAGAATTGATCTCAGCTGTGACGCTGTGACTATTGCTGCCATGAGTCCATCCCTTCATCTGCTCGACCGCCTCGGGAGCGAAGCGGCCGATGTCTAAGTCAGGCGATTACGCCTTGTTATTCTTGAACGCTCCTGAGCCAATTTTCGTGGCGATGGCTCCATAGCCATACATCATGATTGAGATTTGTCCGGTTGCAATTACATCTGCGCGCAACTGGAATGTTGGTGACTCATACCATGTGTATGCATCAGGATTGACGATCAAGATTGATCCATCTGCGTCTGTTGTTGCAGCTGTGTTGGCTGTGACATAAAGATCAAGACCAGCGACATTGCCGCGGATTGAATCTGGACGCACTGCGCCGCCAGCATTTTGTGGCTGTGCAGCATTGTAGATTGGACGGCCTGAATCATTCAGTGTCATGACATTTGCCCATTGGGATGTGTTCATGATGATATTGCGAGCAAATCCTTGTGTGCCTGAATAAACTGATGCAGCGCCGCGAGCAACGATTCCGAGTAATTCGGCAGCTGTTGGATATGTTGTGGTTGTTGTTGCGTCAGCTGATGCACCTGAGATCAATGCTGCATTCACTGCAGTGTCTGTGACCTTTGCGTACTGTGCAGCCATATTTCTCATGAGCTCGTCCACAAAGAGTGGTGAAGAGCGATCGAAAAGCTCAACGGAGAATGTCTGAGATCCGCTGTACTTCTTCACAGTTACACTCAAAAATTCTGAGTTTTGATCGACATCTGCAACTGTGCCGCCTTCGGCTTCTTCGGTTACTGATGGGAGCTGTGTGATCTTTGGGATCTCGAATGTCATGCCAGCGTCAGGCAATGTGCCACGGCTGATTGCATCGATGTTGCTGCGTGTTGCATTTGCAAGCCCGTTGATCACGGTGGTGAGCTGGCGTGTTGGCACCAAGCCCGCATTGTCTGTGGTGTCTGCTGCTGCGCGTACATAAGCGCGTGCATCTTCAGATCCCATTGCTGCCTTGATTGTCATCTCAAGCTGCTTTGTAGCTGAGAAATCTAAGCGTGGCTTTGCTGTGAATACGCCAGTGGTGCTGGCGGCTGTGACTGACTGTGCGGCTTCAACCGTCTCTGTAACGGCTGCCGCGTCTGTGACGGTGTTTTCCACTTCGTCTCCTTCTGTTGTTGGTGTTGGTGTTGCATCCTCATCCGGTGTGGATTCGGAATCTTCATCGTCTTCTGTCGCTGCGACTTCTGCAACGCGAGCTGATCGCACTGCAGGCTCTGAGACAAGCGCAACTCCTGTGAGCTCGGCCTTCAAGACTTTCATGTATCCCTTTTCCTGCACATAATCCTCGACGGCAAGCTCCACGCTAAATCCATCGCGCAGACCATCCATTGCTTCGATGAGTGCATCATTGCCAGCTTGTGTGGTGCTGATCTTGAATGTCGCATTGATCGCGCTATCGCCATCCATTGACATCTCCATGCTCTTGCCAATTCTGCGTGTGCGATCGTGCTCTAGGTTAAGAAATACCGGAGCTGGATCAATTGAGCCTTTAGCAAATACGACTTTGCCTGTGCTTGCGTTTGCAGGCTCATCGAATGCAACGATGCGGCCTGAGATCGTGCGCGATTCTGAATCGGCTGCAGTGATCGTGATTGGTGTTGTTAGCTTCATCCGATGATGTCCTCTTCTTCTCTGATTTCTTCAATTGTCATTGCGCCAATGCGATTCAGGATTTCGTACACTTGCGCTCTTTCAAGTGGATTGCCGCGCAAGAAATCGTCCAAATCAAAACGCACATATTCTGAGGCTGGGGTGAAATCCGTAAGTGAGAGCCTCTGTTCAATGATTGTGAGGATCGGACGAATCGAGAAATCGATGAGGTCACGCCTCTGATTTACAGCGTTGGAATAAGTCGTGCTCGATGGATCAGCTGATGCGAACCATGCCGGTAATCCGATCGCTCTGCAAAGCTCCAAAGCCAAATACTGTCTCGCTTCGTTCATCTGCAATTGCTTTGGATCAAATCCGACAGTCTCTAGCGATACATCTGCATTGAGCACTGTGACTGACTTTGATGTGCGATTCAAGAATGTTTCTTTGAGTGCCTGGAGTCGCTCCTTCGGCAAGTTTGTGCCATTTGTTTTCACGACCATTTGTGGCGCAGGATTCAATGCGAAATCGTAAGCGGCGCGCTCCAAAGCGTGTGCAGCTCTTACTGTACGGCCTGCGCGATTAAGCAATCCTTCTTGCATGTTGCCAAAGACCACAAGCTGCTCAGGGGCGATTGTAATTCCATCGACTGTGTAGCTTTCGATTTGTGTGCCATTGGCATTTGTAAAGACGCCTACACGCTCAGGTGCAACACGCTCCATTGCTTGAATGCGTCCAGTGTCTGCATATCTCTGTGTCACGACTGCATAGGCCGCTGGACGAAATAGCAAATCCTCAGCGATCCATGCCCAAAATTCTGCGCCCGTGATTCGTGGATCAGGCTGATTGATCACGCGAGCTGATGAGACTGTCTCTCTTGTGGATTTGTTTTTTGTCTCCAATGGCAATGACGCTACAGTGGAGCAAATGATTCCGCGAGCGCGTGCGATTACCGGCACGCCCATTGCCTCAGATCGAGATGCTGATTGGATGCCGCCGAAATATGGCGCACCAATTGAATCCAGTGAATTGACCGGAGCCAAAGACGCATCGACGATGTTATCAATCGGCTTGGCTGCAGTGAGTCGATCAAATAATCCCATGCGCCAATTTTGCCCCAGCGTTACAATCAAAAGACCATGATGTCAAGATCCGTCTCTTGGCGTGTCGCGAAATGCGTGACCAGCGCACATGCAACCGTCGCGCAGACAGTGCTCTGTGATGCTCTGCGTCCGATAGTCCATCCACCATCCCCAAATTTCAGCTTGGCCGCTGACAAGACTTGCTTCGTCAATTCGGGTTGATTGATGTGTCTGAGTCTCTTCGATGTGACCGCTCCTAGAAATTCATCACAGGCTTGCCCGTACAAAGCTCCATCGATGTCCATGATTGGGATGCCAGCTGGCACAAGCCTACTGGCCACAGCTGACGATGTGCGCTTACTGAATGCCACGACTTCGACAAGCATGTCGCGATAGTAATCGGCGACATCATTTGCGATGGCCTTGTCATCGAGTGAGATTGCATTGTGCCATGTGTGCAGTAGCTTGACGACGAATTGATCATCATCAATGCGCTGAGCTGCGACCAAAGCCGCGTCGCGCCTATCCGGTGAACAATCGAGCCCGAGCCAGACAGTTTTCTCCAAGTCTAAATCTAAATCATCGGTCGCACATTCTGCCCATTCTCCAGCTGGAATCGCCGAATCAATTGTCTGAACCCAACGGCACAAGACTTCGGTACGCACGACATCCGGTGGATCATTCATCACAGCTCTAAGATTGTCGATGTGGACAGTGTGACCGAGCGCAGGATTTGCCATCGCTGCCCCTGCCCAAAATTTAGGGGAATCGTCTATTAAGTCATAATCGCTCGACCACTCAAAATATCCAATGTCATCGGCCGCACCGGATGCCGCTGCCAAGCCACGCTCTCGCAGCTGATTGAGCACCAATGAATGCTGATCACCAGCATTGGAATATGACCAGAGCTGTGGATTTTCAGCCGCCATCATCGTGTATCGCAAGGATGCCCATGTAGATTCATCCTTGAGCTCTCGGGTCTCATCGATGTGGACAGTCGCAGGCTTTGAGATACCACGCGCAGCTGATGCGCCAGCCTTGACCATGTACCGATTGCCGGACAAAGTCTCGATCTCCTCAGATCCGTGAGCCCAGCGAATGCGCTTGACTTGCTTGGCCAGTCCGTCATTGCTCTCGATCGCCTGCACAAGATCCCTGAATGTCTCCAGCGATGTGGTCAATCGATGAGCTGTACCGATTTGCAATCCTTGATTCCACTCAAATAATCCCATGAGGATTCTTTGCTTCATGAATGTCGTCTTTCCTTGTTGCCTAGCGACCACCAACTGGACCAATGGGTTTAGCCAACGGCCGTCACTTTTGTAGCGATGCGATTCCAAAGCCAGCCATTCCTGCCATGGGAGCAATGGGAATCCAATTGAATTGCTGAAATCGATCAGCTCTTGGCCACGCGTAGGCAGCTCAGGATGCAACTTTGAGTGGATTCTGGGCATTGGGTTGCCATAAAGCTTCTCAGGAATAGTCTCCACAGGCTCTGTGAGCCGATCTGAGCCATCTTGAACCAGTCTGAGCCTTCTTGTGCCTTCTTGATCCATTTCAATGCCTTCTTGAGTCGTTTGGTGGTGAATTAAAACCTC